CTATCCTTTCTTATACGGCCAGATCAAATGCTACAGCCAGGACCAATGTCAATATATGTAAATCCGCAGACAGGCACATGGACGATGGTTATTAAATATGCGCCACAAGGATTTCCAGTGACTTGGTGTATAATGGGTGCTGGTTCAGCTTTTGGACCAGTGATTGGTAAAACATCTATCTAACCAAAATAGGTTGACGTAGCTCATTACAGTTGTTATAGTAAAGAAAAACTAAGGCAACAAATAGAGGTACAAATGAATATAAGAGATAACTTACCAACATTGTTTATAGTGATGATTGTAGCATTTTCATTTTTGATGGTGTTTAATCATGCTAAAGCAGATCCTGTTGAAGACATAAACAAAGTCAAGACATACGTAATTAACGAATGGAATGACACAGTTGAGTTTCAAAAGAATAGTTGGGCCCAAGGAAAAGATCAGTTAGCTAGAAATAAGCTACAGATTCAAAACCTTTGGAATCAGGTAACATCTGTTTTTAACAAGACAGAATCCAACTAAACATAAATAAAAGTACACACATTAACACACAAGGAGAAAGTTATGTTTAGAGACCCTAAAGAGATGGCTGACTTTATGAAGTCATTCACACCCCAAGTCAAGTACAATAAGAACGGATATGAAATCCGCACACAAATACTAAAAATGGCACAGGATGAAACGTGGAATGATTACCACGCCCAGTTCGGTGCTTGGTCAACTTCTATTGCCAATGAAAAAGGCGAAGAAGTAAGTGCCAAGGTAGAGTTACCTAAGGTACCAGGAGTACAACAAGTCCTCGAAACGGCTGAAAAGTTTTATAGTTTCGTTGAAGGAAATAAGACGCCTTCAAAATAAAAAGAGGAGTAATACTGGCATAGCCGGGTATAACACAAAATCATAGAGATAGGCAACCCCTAGTGTTAGAAATGATGCTAGGGGTTAATCTTTTAATATTTTGTTAATATCTTCTTCAGTCCACTTATTTTTTTTATGATTCCGATCTTTAAAAAGCAAGGCGGCTCTATCGGCATACAAAGTCTTTGGACAACGATAGTTCTTAAGTGTACTGGCAAATTCTCTTGTTGTATCAACACACTGATAAAAGCAATAAAGATCTTCTTTCTTAATACGTTGTGTGACTAAGGCACATTGTAACATGCCTGCCATGGCTAATTCTATTACCATTCGTATCTCCTTACCTAATGATATTTATTGGATAAGTAAAGTATATGTTTAAGTGGTTAAAAGAATGTTTCGAATTAGTCAACGAACTTGAAAAACGTAATGCTGAGGCTGGCATTATAAACGTTACACATCCGTACATAGGCACTTACACATACATTGATCATGAACAGTATCGGAAGTATATAAATGATAAGAAAAGAGCCCTTCGAGAAGATAGTACAAAAACTAAAGAATGAAGGCAAGTATAGGGTCTTCAACGACATTCTTAGGGAAAGGGGCAACTTTCCTAAAGCAATCTGGTACTCAAAATACGCAATTAAAAATATAGTCAACTGGTGTTCTAATGATTATTTAGGCATGGGACAAAATAAAGTTGTTCTTGATGCCATGCACACAGCATTAGATCAGACAGGTGGCGGTTCAGGTGGCACAAGAAATATAGGTGGTACTAGCCATTACCACGTAGCCCTTGAACATCAATTAGCAAAACTTCATAAGAAACAAACATCGTTATTGTATACGTCCGCTTATGTCGCAAACGAATGGACGTTGGTCGCACTAAGCAGGATCATTCCCGACATTGTGTTCTTAAGTGATAGCAAGAATCATGCTTCGCTTATTCAAGGCATTAGACACAGTGGTGCTGAAAAGTTAATCTGGAGGCACAATGACATGGACGACCTGGAGCAGAAACTTAAGAACGTGTCAGGTACGCCTTGTATCGTATTTGAATCCGTGTATAGCATGGACGGAGACGTTAGTCCTATGCTCGACGTTTGCGAACTTGCGGACAAATATAATGCCATGACCTATATCGACGAAGTACATGCCGTAGGCCTATACGGACAACATGGAGCCGGTAAACTAGAAGAACTAGGATTACAGGACAGAATAGATATAGTTAACGGTACGTTAGGAAAAGCCTTTGGCGTTCAGGGCGGATACATCGCCGGGGATGAAATTGTCATAGACGCAATTCGTTCTGTCGCTTCTGGCTTTATCTTTACAACTAGCACCTCTCCGGTAATTTGTGCCGGGGCATTGGCTAGTATAAAATTTGTTATGGATCATAATGAGCTAAGAGTACAACATCAAGAAAGATCGAGTAAATTAAAATCTATGTTAAGAGATGTAGATATCGAAGTCCTTGATTGTGCTACCACACACATAGTACCAGTAATGATACGAGATGCTAAGTTGTGTAAAAATATGAGTGACATATTGCTTACTGACTATAACATTTACATACAACCTATCAACTGGCCTACAGTTGAAGTAGGTACAGAAAGGTTGCGTGTTACACCAACTCCTCTTCATTCAGATGCGTTAATGCATGAGTTGGTAGATGCTTTGAGAAAAGTATTTAAACGCACTCAAGAGGGGTGTGTATAATGAGAGGTATTAGATGAACAAGATTAAAAAATATATATGGATGGGATTAGGCTTTGCTTCGCTTGGAATGGCCTATGTAGGAGTAATTGTTCCAGGCATTCCTTTTTCTATCTTCTTAGTATTTGCGGCTTATTGTTTTGCTAAAAGTTCTAAAAGAATGCATGATTGGTTATACAATCACAAATACTTTGGTCCTTTCCTAACTAATTGGGTACAGAAAAGAGTGTTCCCTACCAAAGGAAAATATGCCATGTTGTTGGTTATGGCATCTTCTTTAGCTTTTCTTTGGTTTACAACAGAAAATATAAAAGCAGTTGCTTGGAGTGGCGGGTTTATGGCATTGGTAGCAATTTGGGCATGGCGTTTCCCAGGATCAGTTGCTGAACATGAATCAAGAACCAAGGCAGGAAAGAAGATAGGTTGGTTGAAGTAATTGTATTTTATTTCAGCTCCATTTGGAAACTATCTTAAATTTAAGAATTGTATAAGTGTTACCGGTACTTGGACAGTTAATCCAAGACCGGGCCTTATCAAACAGTTGTTTAAAACACTTCGCTATGTAAATACCGAACACGGAAGAACTTGGCGTAATAAAATAGGTTTACGTAACAAAGGCATAAAAGTAGGAATGCTGAAAACAAGTTATGATGATGTGTTAAGCATAGCGGCACTAGAACCTTTAGACTGGGAAAAAATAAGACTTATGATCAGTCCAGATAGGTGTATAGAACTGAATATAAGTTGTCCTAATTTAGATACTCATAACGATACCACAAGTTGGAAAGGCTTTGATAAGTTTCCTACACACATGAGAAACACATGGTGTATTGTAAAAGTGCCTCCGACAGCATCAAAAGAATTGATAGATAAAATTGTTGACGCAGGTTATAAGCAAATACATGCCAGTAACACAGTACCAACTGAACTGGGAGGTCTGAGCGGCAAAGTAATTGTGCCATACACATTGAAACTTATTGATTATATTAAAATGAAACATCCCCATGTTGAAGTAATAGCTGGTGGCGGAGTAAAAAATAAATTAGATGCTAAAACTTATCTAGATGCTGGAGCAGATCATATTAGTATAGGTACTGCCTGCTTCACTCCTTGGAAAATAAAATCTATTACAACACCTATGTAAAAAAGTTGGCAGACCCATGCTAATTTAGCATGACAGCCTTGCTGTAAAAAAACGCCAAATCCGGTACTTTAAATACTCCTTTTGTATAAATACGTGTGATAAAGCATAGGACTTCCCAGTTCTTACTTTAACAAGAGCGGCATCAGCTCAGAAAAAATGATTGGCGACGTGGAATAGACCGTGGCATATCCCATGCCTTACAAGTGGTACGCTTAATCCAGGTACCGTGGTGACGCCGGAAGAGACCGGGGTATTGCTTTCCTCAAGCATCATGTAAAATAACTTTGGAGACTTCAATGAAAAGATTCTTACGAAATCTTGCGAAGGCTTTCATGAGACAAACGCGGTTTGAACAAGACATGATGACCTACGCAAAGACAGAATACAAAAAAGACTGGCAGTATGCCTATAGGCATATGGTGAACAATGACGGGCATCCGCCCAAACACACATACATAGGAGGAGTAACATTATGACACAGGCAGTTTTAGTAGCCGCACAATGGCTAAACATACAAGGACTAATAGATTTTATTAGTGACTGGAGACGTGCCAGAGCTGTAAAAGCAAGACAACGTCAAACATACAGAGAACTACATAGGTTAACTGATCACGAACTTCGTGATATAGGTATAGGACGCTCTGACATAATGAGTATCTCACGTGGTACTTTTAAAGACAAAAGGATAAGCAAAGACATTCAAACTAACGATAATTTGAAAGGATGGGTATAATGGCGGCGATTTCAATCTTAGGGGTTGACAAACCTTTAATTAAATCATATACTGTGGTTAGGAATCTTCTTGTTGCTATTTGGTGTGGTATCATAGCGGCAGGAGAAATAGCTGGACGCTCTCGAGCGGCGGCTGAATTAACAAGGCAAGGCTATCATGAAGAAGCAAAGGCACTAATGATGGAACTAAAACAACTTAGAGGAGAAAAGTAAATGAAAGTATTGGCGTTTTTATTAGCGGTATTTGGAACAGTATTGTTTTCAAGTATGGCTTATGCCGAAGATATGACTATCGATATGCTCAACAAAAGAGCTGATGGTGAAAAAATGGTTTACTCAGTTGATGTAGCAAAAATCGACGTAGGTGATACCATCACTTGGTTACCAGCATCCAAAGGACACAACGTACATTTTATCGCAGGTCCAGATGGTTGGGATTTACCAAAGAAAAGTAAAAACAACAAAGAAGTTGCTATTACTTTTGACACACCCGGTGTCTACTTATATCAGTGTACACCACACGCCTCAATGGGAATGATTGCTCTAGTAGTAGTAGGAGATGATACTTCTAACCTTGAAGCAATTTCAAAATTCAAAGTAAGAGGCAAATCAAAAAAGAAACTGAAAGCACTACTTGGAGATATATAAGAATGTGGCCTTATACTGATGAAGAGCTAGAATTTATTAATGGAACAACAAAAGGAAAGTAAGTACCTTGACACTATTAAAAAATTTAGTTAACTCAATACCTGAGTTTTGTCTCAGTCATTGGTTATTAAGGATACCCCTAGCAATAGTTTTTATTCAACAGGGGTTGGATAAACTTCCAGTAGATGTGGATACGGCAGACTCATTTGGCTTGCCTTATCTAGTTTGGTGGGTAGTTGCTTACGGTGAACTTGGCGCAGGCTTAGGTTTACTTGTAGGCGGCGTACTTGCCATGTGGTTCAAAGAACTAGGAGACCTCCTAAGTAGATTCAGTGGATTTACTATAGGTTGTATAATGACAGGAGTCATTTGGATTGGCGAGCCTGCCAGCCTGATGGATGTCCTGCTATATGATAACTTACATGTTCTGTTGTGGGTAGGCGGATTATATTTCGCCCTACGTGGAAACAGATACTAACAACTTATCAACAACTTAAGGTAGCAAAGTCAAAAAACTTTGTTACCTTTTTTCTTGACAACTTAAAAAAACCGTGTTAGTCTATAAATAAAAATATAACAATAATGTTATGAAGTGCCAGGCATTAGTCGAGCCTGGTCTAATTTGTGAGCGATGTGGTAAAGACATCAAGCAAAGGAGATAAAAAATGGACGCACTCACCTTATGGATGACTGTAGGATTCCTTTTCGCAGGATATGCTGTTATCGCAAACGATTCAGTACAAACTCTCGGTACATGGATAGCATCAAACAATGAGAGATTCAATTGGAAAATTATGTGGGGAGCGGCTTCGGCCGTTTTGTTATGGACACTATGGTATGGTTGGTACACCAATGGCGGTGACATCAGCTATGGCAGACTGAATAAGATTCCATTTGAAGAAATTAAGTGGTACCATGCTATGGCGCCTGGAATATTATTAATACTTACACGTATAGGTGTACCTGTATCAACATCTTTCCTTGTGTTATCAGCATTTGCTTCTACGTTTGTTCTAGAGAAAATGCTTATGAAATCAATGATGGGATATGCTGTCGCGGCTGTGGCGGCTTATGCTATTTGGATAGTAGTAAGTAAGATACTAGATGAAGCAAAACCAGTTAAAGAAGAACACAAATCATATTGGCGTGTAGGTCAGTGGGTAACAACAGGCTTTCTGTGGTTCACCTGGCTATCACATGACATGGCAAACATAGCAGTATTTCTACCAAGAGAAATACCTTATGATCTAATGATTATGATCAGTGTCGTGTTTATAGCAGGACTTGCCTATATGTTTAGAGAGGGTGGAGGTAAGATACAAAAGATTGTTTTGGAGAAACATAACACTCGTTATGTAAGATCTGCTACAATTATTGATTGTGTATACTTCCTAATACTTTGGTTCTTCAAAGAACTAAATGACATTCCAATGTCAACAACATGGGTGTTCGTTGGGTTACTATGCGGACGTGAACTTGCTATGGCAACCATTACAGGAAAAGAGAAATTTAAATCTGTGTTTCCTTTGGTTACCAAAGACTTCTTTAAGATGATGATCGGACTTGGAGCATCAGTAGGAGTTGTGTTAGCAATTCATTATGTAATAGTTCCAAACGGACTATAGAAGGTGGGGGTGATGTGCTGACTAGCATCACCTTTTCACTTGACAATGATATGAATTTGTTATATACTTGTATAAAATTCACCAGGAGGAAGGCTTACTTTGAAGATGAAGATACTTACAGGAAATGCTAACCGGAAATTAGCAACAGAAATTGCGGAACATTGTTTCGCAAAACTTGTCCCTGCGAACATTAGCACATTTGCTGATGGCGAGTCAAGTGTAGAATTTTTGGAAAACATCAGGGGCGAAGATGTTTTCATTGTACAATCAACATGTACACCTGTTAATGATAGTTTGATGGAACTTATGATTATGATAGATGCGGCTCGTAGGTCTAGTGCTTCACGTATTACCGCAGTGATTCCATATTATGGTTATGCTAGACAGGATAGAAAGAGTGCAAGTCGTACTCCAATTACTGCAAAATTAGTAGCCAACTTAATAACAAAGGCAGGAGCAGATAGGATTTTGACTATGGATCTCCATGCTGGTCAGATACAAGGTTTCTTTGACATTCCTGTAGATGATCTTACCAGCAGGGTGGTCTTTGCCAAAGATATAAAAAAGACAATTGGCATTATAGATGATCCTACAATAGAACAAGTTGGAACTGTGTTTGTTTCTCCTGATGCTGGAGGAGTTGTTCGTGCTAGGAAGTTTGCTGATATGTTCAATGGAGACATTGCAATAGTTGACAAACGTAGACCAGAAGCAGGCAAGTCAGAAGTTATGAACTTGATTGGTGATGTCAGCGGTAAACATGCAATTCTTGTAGATGATATTGTAGATAGTGGAGGTACTTTATGTAATGCGGCCAAGGCTATTAAGGACGCAGGTGCATTGTCTGTCAGAGCTTACATAACACACGGAGTTTTATCTGACGAAGCATGTCAAAAGGTTGAAAAGAGTGTACTAGAAGAACTTGTTGTAACGGATAGTATTCCTGACCGTTGTCCTAAAGGTTGTAAGAAAACAAGACAGGTAAGTGTCAGCCAACTGTTTGGTGAAGCAATCAGGAGAGTAACAAATGAGGAGTCTGTTAGCAGTCTTTTTGTGTAATGGAACTTTTAATTAAAGCTATCATAGGAGGTGTTGTAATTGCAACCGTTAGTACGGTAAGCGAAAAGTATCCTACTATAGGGGCTTTTGTATTAGGAATACCATTAGCAAGTTTTGTGTCCTTTATATTCTTGCACTATGCCGGAGTTGATATACAAACATTTAAGACATTAAGTATTCAAACTATATATTTTGTATTAATAAGTTTGCTGTTTTTTCCTGTCTTTGTTTATTTTTTACCCTACTACGGATTCTGGATTGCAATGGGATTAGGGACTATCCTAATTGGTTTCCTTATGCTCGGATTGTATAAGTTCCTGTAAACATACAAACTTTTTATTATAAGCATTAGGAAAATATAGTTTTCTAGCAGTCGCAGAATATTCACAACGTGGTAAGTCATCATAAGTGGCTACATGTTCTGTTTTAATAGATCCATCAGCCATGGCTGTTACAAGTATCAACAACCATGCTTTCATTACAGTGCCTTTTCTATTTGATCGTGATAGGCTTGAATGTCGTGATCTCCTATTGAATCAAACTTACGTGCTTTGATACCAGCCCACATTCCTTTACACCAATCTTTGAATCCTGGCTTACCTATCTTACTGTCACTTGTAATGTAGTGTAGTTCGCCGTGGTGTCTATAGCCCATTATCCATAACGGAACCTTAGTTACAATATCATTATTGTTTCTCCAACGATGATGAATGACATTCAAACTGTCGCAGTATTTTTTCCATCCAACTCTTGGAGATCCAAACGTATAAAGCTCTATAGGATCATTGAGGTTTTCGTTATGTTTCGCTCTACTTGCCATTATTGTTGCCATTGCGGCACCTAAACTATGTCCACAGAACCAAAGGTCTTTTTTAAGATTGACCTTTCTATCTATGTCTTCGCACACCATTGGCCAAAGTTCGTCTACTTCTTCTTTGAATCCTTTGTGTACTCTGCTTACGGTTTCTGCCATCACAGGAATTGCTTTTAAATCTGCACTTATATCGTTCCATTGTGTTGGTTCAGTGCCTCTACAAGCAATAACAAGATCAGTCTTATTCATGAATCTATATGCTTGAGCACCTTGCTTATCATAAAATTCTACTGTAGTAAAGCCTAATTTTTTCGCTTGACTTGTTGCAGTTTTTATGTTATTGTAAGCAATCTTAGATAGTTTAGCAAATAATAACGATTTATCTTTAAAAGTTAATTTACTTATGCTCATAATTGTACCCTCTTTATGCAACAATATTTATCTGCAACCAGCTAAATACGTATGTAAGGAATTTTAAAATGAAAAAAGTTACTAGATCAATTTTGGAAGAGCTTAATAGCCTTAATTTTAACAAGGATCGTGAAAGCCTTATAGAAACGACGGGTGCTAGCCTTATCCAAAGCACAATAAACTTATTCGAAAAGATTTCAAATCATTACTCAGACGAAGAAGCACTTGAATTGGAACGTAGGTTTATCAACAGTATCAAGACTGGTGATGCTAGAAAGTTTCATAGAGGTATAACAAAGATCAAAGAGAGTAGAAAGAATGATTCTTAAAGAAGGCGGAAATATATTTAAGGATCCTGAAACAGGAAATCCACTTACAACCAGAGTGAATAGAGATAGTATTGATCCTACACTTGACTGGGTAGAAAAAATTACCGGCATTGATCACAAAGATATGAAGCTAGGATCTACAGGTATTAAAAGTTCTAGTGGAGACATTGATGTAGCAGTTAACAGTGCCGAAGTTGATAAAGAAGAACTATATCAAAAATTAGTAGCATGGGCTAAAAAGAATCACCCAGATGACAATCCTAGACTATGGGTTGCCAAGTCTGGTAGCAATGTGCATTTTAGAGCTCCAATTGGCGGCAACGAGGCAAATGGATTTGTACAAACTGATCTAATGATGGGCGATCCTAACTTTATGAAATTTGCATTAAGAGGATCAGGAGATGGTACAATTTACAAAGGTGCCCATAGAATGATATTCATTGCCAGTATTGCCAAAGCACAAGGCATGAAATGGTCTCCATCAAATGGATTAGTTGATAGAGAAACTAATCAATCAATTTCTAAAGATCCAGAAGACATTGCTAAAAAACTAATTGGACCTAATGCAACAAGACAAGACATGGATAGTGTAGAAACTATAAATAAAGCAATAAAGTCCAGATCTGATTATAATGATTTGGTTGCAGATGCACAAGCTAACTTTGAAAAACAAGGATTACCTATGCCAGAGTCAAGAGGAATATTTAAAGGAATAAATCTAGCAGAGCATACAATCAAAAGAAGAATTATTGAAAAACCAACTGCCGCTGAAAAAGGTAAAGAAAGACTGAAAACAGGTGCAAGAGGCATTGCCAACGTATTCAAAGCGGCGGGTGATGCAGTTAAGTCTGGTGTTGCAGGATTCAAAGCAGGACAAGAATTTGCGAAGCCTACAGGAGATCCTATACAGTTGGCTAAAAACGTAAAAGGAGCCTATGCAAGAGCAGGCGGTGGTAAAACCACAATAGGACAGATAGGCGACAAAGCGGCACAGACTAAAGCCGCGATGGCAAAGAATTTAGGTATCACAAAAGATAAACCAGCGGACTTTACAAATAAAATTAATCCAAAAGGTAACACTTCAAAGCCTGGTAAAGGATTGACTAAAAAATTTATGAGTGTTAATAACATAACTCCAACAGCACAATTTTTGGACCCATCTTCAAAAGTAAAATATGCTTACAATGCCAACGACAAAAAATGGTATGCAGTAGGAGGCGATCCTAAAAAGTTTCCTC